AACCCAGAACTTTCTGCAGGTAATAATCAAATTGCTAAATTGTTACCAAATTCTCTTAATTTTAATTCTAAAAAAGTTAAAATTAGTTTGGCATCTACTATTACTAATTTAAATGACTTTGCTGTTGGAAATACTATTCTGCAAGTTGGTACAAATGCATCGGGAAATTATGTAGGAAGTGCAGGTACTGCAACTGGTACATTAAATATCATTAATGCTGGTATTGGATATACTCCATCATCTGGTGGTCAAACTTTTACTGGACTTAGTTTAGAAACAATTACTGGAGCTGGTAGAGATGCAACTGCTAATATTACTATAAGCAATGGTGTTGCAGTTGGAGCAACTATTAATGCCGGAGGCAGTGGATATCAAATCGGAGACGTTCTTGGAATTTCCAGTGGAGCATTAACTGTTGGAAAAAATATTCGATTATCATTGTCGGGTATTGCTAATATCAATCAAATTATAGTGGATAACGTTCAAGGTGATTTTATTACTGGAGCAGGAAAAACTGTTCAGTTTGTAAATAATTTAGGAATTACAACAAACTTAAATGGTGGCATAGGTATACTAGCTACTGGCACAATAATTACCGAAACTGATGGAAGACATATTAAGATAGATCATAAAAACCATGGAATGTATTTTAATAATAATTTAGTTATAATTTCTAATGCACAATCTGATATTAGACCGACTAAATTAAGCATTGCTCTTGCAGCAGATTCTACTGGATCAATATCAGTTGATGATTCAAGTGCATTTTCTACTTTTGAAAATGTTGGAGTTGGCACTACTAATGCAGGGTATTTACGTATTGGAGATGAAGTTATTTCATATACTTCAGCATCTGGAGGAGTTATTGGTGGAACAATTGTTAGAGGAACAAATCCAATAACTCATCCAATTGGAGCACCTGTTTATAAGTATGAATTAAATGGAGTTTCATTAAGAAGAATTAATAAAACTCATGATTTGAACAATGTAACGATTTCTAATCCAATTACTTTTGATTCTTATAATGTTAATATTGACATGACCACTGATGGTATTAATAGAAGTGTCGGAACTAGTTTCCCAATTCTTTATGCAAATCAAACAAAATCATCCGGTGGATATAATATTGGAGCAACACAAAACATACCTTTTGAAATTATTACTCCAAATATTCATAATGTGACTGTTCATGGTACTTCATTAAGTGCTGAGGTAAACACCGTTACTGGATCTAGTATTAGTGGAAATGAAATTCCATTTACTGATATTGGATTCCAACCTATTACAATTAATGCTCCAAATTATCTTGATAGTACAAGAATTATTGCATCTAAGGTAAATGAAGATAGTAAATTATCTGTTATGCCTGGAAATAAGTCAATGAATATAAGATTGACTCTTGGAACAACTAATAGTAAAGTTACTCCTGTAATAGACACCCAAAGAATAAGTGCAATATTTACTTCAAATAGAGTCAATGATGAAATTGAAAACTATGCAACCGATCCAAGAGTAGACTCTATTAATGAAGATCCATCAGCATTCCAATATATTTCAGGAGAAACTACATTAGAAACTCCAGCATCCTCTATTAAAATTATATTAGATGCACATATAAATCTTTATTCAGATATTCGTGCATTTTATGCAATTAGTGATAATCAAAACTCTGAACCAATTTTTATTCCTTTCCCAGGATATAACAATTTAAATTCCAAAGGTGAAATTATTAATTTTGAGGATAGCGATGGCAGTTCGGATAAATTTATTTCTTCATCTAGTGCTTTAGGATTTATTCCACAAGAACTTGAATACAGAGAGCATACATTTACAGCAGACCAATTACCTGCATTTAGATCATATAGAATTAAACTTGTTATGACATCAACTAATCAAGTTTATGTTCCCAGAATCCGCAATTTACGGGTAATTGCACTTGCCTGATATGGATTATATTAAAGTAAAGGGACATGATCATTTAATTAGAGATACTAAAACAAATTCTATTATTAATACTAATGTGTCTGAATATAATGAATATATTTCTAGAAGAGACTCTAAATTAAAAGAGAATCAAAAAGTACAAAACTTGGAATCTGATGTTGCTAATATGAAAGAAGATTTAGATGAAATTAAATTTTTGCTTAGGAGGTTAATCAATGAATCCTGATGAAGTAACACTTGAAAATTTGAACAAAAATTTTGAATATGTAAAATTTAGTAATCAAATAGATACTATAAATGATATCGAAGATCTTAAAAATCTTGCAAAATGTTATTTTAAATTATATCTTAAACAGCAAGAAGTTCTTGGACATCTTGGACAATTTCCAATGTTTAAATCATAAATATTTCTAAAGGAAAATAATAAATGGCGCAACCATCAACTAGACAAGAACTTATAAACTATTGCAAAAGAAAACTGGGCGCGCCTGTACTTGAAATTAATGTTGCTGATGAACAGATTGATGATTTGGTTGATGATGCAATTCAATTTTTTCAAGAAAGACATTTTGATGGAGTTTATGCTGCCTTTTTTAAATATAAAATAACAGCAGCAGATATTTCTCGTGGTACAGCAGTAGTAGGATCTAGTAATGTGGTTGGAATTGCAACCACTACTGCAACAACAACTATTGTCGGAACAGCAACAACTTTTTCATATACAGAAAATAGTAATTATATTCAACTTCCCCCCAATGTTATTGGTGTAAATAAAATTTTTACATTTGATGGGGCTAACACTACACGAGGCATGTTTAGTCTTAAATATCAAATGTTTTTAAATGACATTTATTTTTTAGGAGCTACAGAACTCTTAAATTTTGCAATGGTTAAAACATATCTAGAGGATTTAGATTTTCTTTTAAATACACAAAAACAAATTCGATTTAATAAAAGGCAAGATAGATTATATTTGGATATTGATTGGGGAGTTGTAAAAGAAAATGATTATTTTATTATTGATTGTTATTCGACATTAGACCCGAATGACTATGCCAGAGTTTATAATGATTCTTTTATTAAACCATACTTAACTTCATTGATTAAACGTCAATGGGGACAGAATATGATGAAGTTTACTGGAGTTAAGCTTCCTGGTGGAGTTGAGTTGAATGGAAGGCAAATGTATGATGATGCACAAAAAGAATTGGATATGCTTATGGAAAAAATGTCTAATACGTATGAACTCCCACCATACGATATGATTGGTTGAACTATGCTTAACCCATTTTTTCTTCAAGGATCCAAATCAGAACAGGGTCTAATTCAAGACCTTATAAATGAACAACTGCGAATGTATGGTGTAGAAGTTCATTATCTTCCAAGAAAATATATAACAGAAAAAACTGTAATAAGGGAGGTTATTGAATCCTCATTTGATCTTGCATATCCAATTGAAGCATATATTGAAAACTTTGATGGTTATGGTGATAATACTACAATTTTATCAAAGTTTGGTATTCAAGCACTTAATGAACTAACAATTGTAATATCAAAAGAAAGATTTGAAGAATATATAGCACCATTAATTAAGGGACAGTCTAATATTAAATTATCTACAAGACCTAAAGAAGGAGATTTAATTTATTTTCCTTTAGGTGATAGATTGTTTGAAATTAAATTTGTTGAGCACGAACAACCTTTCTATCAACTTCAACAAAATTATGTTTATACTTTAAAATGTGAACTGTTTAGATATGAAGATGAAGACATTAATACTTCAATTGACTTTATTGATGACAACATTTCTGGAAGTGGTATCTCAACAATTTCTCTTGGGGTAACACAAAAATTGACTATGATAGATGCAGGAGTAACTGCAACTGCTGCTGTTGTTTCTCTTGTAAGTGGTGGTATAAGATTCTTTACCGTTACAAATAGGGGTGGTGGATATACATCTGCACCAAGAGTCGCAATATCTTCAGCACCTTCTGGTGGAGTAACTGGTATTGGTTCGGCAACAATGATTGGTGGTATTGTTGTTTGTGCGGAAAATGTAAATCCCGCGGCAAGATCCGTTCAATCAGTAGAGGTTATTAATCCTGGTGCAGGATACACAATTGCTCCTCAAGTACTATTTTTTGGAGATGGAGTTGGAGCAGCTGCTACAGCAACTATTGGAAATAATATTGTTGGAATAATTACTATAACAAATGCTGGTGGTGGATATGTTGGCATACCCACAATTACATTCACTGGATCTGCAACAGTATCTGCAGCTGCAACTGCTATTGTAAGTGCAGGTGGATCAATTACTCAAATTAGAATTACAAATGCTGGATTGGGATATACTACATCACCAATTATTACTATTGCAAACCCACCACAAATTGTAGGTGTTGGAACTTTCATTTTTAATGAACTTGTAACAGGTTCTACAAGTGGAACAACTGCAAGAGTTAGATCTTGGAGTGTTGTAACTAATGTATTAGAAGTTGCATCCGTTTCTGGTTCATTTGCACCAGGAGAAACTATTGTTGGAGCAACATCAAGTGCTTCAAGAAAACTCAGAACTATTGACAATTTTGCAGTTCAAGATGGATATTCTGATAATAGTGATATAGAGATAGAGGCAGAAGATATTATTGATTTTAGTAACACTAATCCATTCGGAATGCCATAGTATAAATATTAGTTATTACTTGGTCAATCGATAATATCGGAACTTAAAAAAATGTTTGAATATTTCTATCACGAAATCCTAAGAAGAACTGTAGTTTCTTTTGGTTCTTTATTTAATGAAATCAACATTAAGCATACAGATAATTCTGATAATATAAAAAGTGTAATTAAAGTTCCACTTTCATACGGTCCTACGCAAAAATTTCTTGCAAGATTAGAGCAATCACCAGATTTAAACAAACCGGTTCAAATTACATTACCAAGAATGTCATTTGAATTTACTGGTCTAACTTATGATTCAACTCGCAAATCTACAACAACACAGACTTTTCTTGTAAAATCTCCAACTGACGGAACTGAAACCAAAAAAGTTTATCTCCCAGTTCCATATAATATGCAATTTGAATTGAGTATTATGGCCAAATTAAATGATGATGCTCTTCAAATTATTGAACAAATTTTACCATGTTTTCAACCATCATATTCAATGACACTTGAATTGTTAGATGTTATTAATGAAAAAAGAGATGTTCCTGTGGTTCTTGAAAATATTACGATGCAGGATGATTATGAAGGTAATTTTACCACAAGAAGAGTTCTTATTTATACATTAAGATTTAATGTTAAAACTTATCTTTTTGGTCCCGTTTCTTCTGCAACGAGAGATATTATCAAAAGCACTGCTGTGGGATTTGTTGCTGGAGATAGTAACAGTACAACAAGAGATATTGTTTATACATCAACACCAAGAGCCACTAAAAATTACACTGGTACAGTGTTAACTAACTTATCAAAGGATATTGTTGCAACAGATACTTTAATTACAGTTAGCAGCGCAGCATCTATCGTTAAGGGTGTGTACTTAGAGATTGAAGGAGAAGAAGTATATGTAACACTTGTAACTGGAAACGTTCTTACAGTTGAAAGAGGTAGGGATGGCACCACAATTACAGCACATACTTCTGGAGCACAAGTTAAATCAATTACTACAGCAGATAACTTGTTAATTGAAGAGGGTGATGATTTTGGATTTAGTGGATCTATAGAATGAAAATGACAAAAAAATTTGATAAACTCAATGAAACTTTTAATGTAGATAGTGATATAGTTTCTATAGATGTAGAATCTGAAACCGTAACCGAAAAAATAGAAAAAGTTGCATTAGTAGTAGATGATGTTAAAAAAGATTATGATTATACTAGAGGAAATTTATACTCTCTGATAGAAAAAGGTCAAGAAGCAATTAATGGAATTCTTGAATTAGCACAAGAATCGGAGATGCCCCGTGCATATGAAGTTGCCGGACAATTAATTAAGAGTGTAGGTGACATTACAGATAAACTATTAGATCTTCAAAAGAAAGTAAAAGATATTGACGACGACAAGCCAAAAGGTCCAACCACAGTTAATAATGCACTTTTTGTAGGATCAACTGCAGAACTGGCAAAACTTTTAAAACAACAAAAACTAGATAATGAAAACGTTTAAACAATTTCAAGAAGAGTGGTCTAATAAATATAAAAAAGATATTGATTGCTCAAATCCAAAAGGATTTTCTCAACGTGCTCATTGTGCAGGGAGAAAAAAAAAGAGCAAGAGGTGAAGAAACTAAATCTAAATCAGTTGAATGAATAATCCCAGAATTGCAAGAAAACCTGGACAATCAACAAATTCTAAAAAACACTCTGACCTTTATACCGATGAAAATCCTAAAGGTACTATTGGTGGATTAGGATTTAAAGATGTTGCAACAGCAAAACAATCAGTTTCTAAAATTAAAGAATCTGGAAAAACCCATGCACATAAAATTCAGGCAGCAATTGCTATGGAACAAAGAGCAAAAGTAATGGGTAAAAGTTCAGAAGCAGCAGTTTTTAGAAGTTTTATTAATTCTATGAAAGAAAAAACAAAAAAAATGAACGAAGAATCTGAATCCAAAAAGTGTAA